CCGCGCAACACGAAGTGATATCCCTTGTTTCCTCCGCCAGTTGGCGGCGGAGCCATCTTGGCAAACGAGACGCCTCCACCGACGTACTCGGGCGTGAAGGGACCGATTTTGAAATCGCCCTCTTGGTACTTGCCGCCGCCCGCCACCGTTTCCTTGTAGGAGATGCGTCGGACCTTCGGGCGCTGCCCATTGGCGAGGGTGATTGGCGTCTCAACATCGGTCCGTATGCCTCGACCGAGACCTATCGCAGAGTCGTCCCCTGTCCACGTGGTCATTCGGAGCGTGACCGTGTAGAGACGGATGCCGAGGTCATCCGGGATGCATCGGATGCCGTCGATGTCGGGCAGGAGGTCTTCGCGGAACGTCATCAGTAGAGAGCGATTGCCCCTCCACCGCCACCAGTATCGTTTCCGGTGAGTGACCGGTCGCCCTGACCGAACAGCACACGGAAGAGCTCTTGGCGCCAGTACGTCTGTCGCTCGATGAGCTCTTTGAACACGGTGCTCCCGCCGCCTTTGGCCTCGAAAAATTCTATTTCGTCAACCTTCTTGATGCCCGCCCGGCTGTCGCTGTTCGCGATACGCTCGCGAATAGACCAGCATCGGCGGAGGAAGAATCGGACCATCTCCTCTCCGCCTTGAACCGTCACTGAGTACGTGCCCGTATGAGCCAGCCGGAGCTGCACGGACACAATCGAGCCAGTAATCGACTGCACGTGTGCAATCTCTTGTTGATAGTCCGTATCGATCACGAGAGAGTCGCCAACATGCACGCTGACTGCGGTTCCCTGTCGGTTGGTTCCGGTGGTCGCAGCCAGCGTGATTGCTGTGAGTGTCGGCGTTGTCGGGGCGACGACGGCTGTTGATGATGTCGTGATCAGACCGGCATTCAGGTATGGTTCGACTACTTGCTGGAACGTCGCCACTGTTCCGATGTATGGGACGGCGCCGGTGGTGAGATTTGTCCACCCAAGCTCAAACTGGAGTTGAGCTATCTCGCTCTGGAGTAGCGCCATTACGTCACCTCTTAGATGTGCTCGCCCGCCTGCAATTGACGGTACGTATATCCCATCGCCCATAGGTCGGTGGTCAGGCCGGCCGTCGTGCTGGTCAAAACAGCGACGGCGCGCGCGTACTTGTAGCCATACACGGCATCGGGGGCTCCGATGGCCTTGGTGGCTGCGAGCGCGGTGCCAGTACCCGTGACGAGCACAGTGGCCGCCGGGTTGTTGGGCGCGTTCGCGATGTCGTCCCACGTGGAGCCATCGCTTGACCCCTGCCATTTGCAGCCGATCGTGGCGCCCGTAGTGACACACGTGACAGAGAGCCGAGCGGACAGGAATGCGATGTCCTGCTGTGACTCTCCGATGTGCAGAGTGACCCCGGGGGTCATGGTGCTGCCGCTCGTCTGGCCAGTGAAATTGCCGGACGATTGGCTTACGTTGTATCTGCGATAAGACATGGTTCTCCCTTGTCCCTTTCGCTATCGTTGGTGGTTCCCGATATCTACTTAGCTGTTACGCTTAAGCAGACGCGGTGGTCCCAAACCGGTAGATGAGCGAATTGTTCGCGAGAGCGAAGGCCAGATCTGCCTTCCAGATAACGAGAACATCTTCGCCGTAGTTGTCGTTGGTGTTCGGGATGGTGACCGGGGGTCGGCCCATTCCGTCTAGGAGCGCTCCAGGAGACAGAGCATGACCGTAGTGGATGTTGACGCTCGAAGTGTTCGGCGTAATAGTCAGCGTGTTGTCCACGAACAAGTGGAACTTGTTCACGCTTCCAAAGTACGTGTTGCCGAACAGGATGTTCATCTCCTGGAAGAACTGGCTGGCTCGTTGGTAGTCGACATCACCTCGGAGTTGCTGCTTCTGATCTGGCGTGCAAACGAGAGCGCGGAACCCATCTCGGAACGTCCCGAGATTGGCGGTATCCATTCTCGACTCGAGGTTGCAGATAAGCCGATAGCTCATCGGGAAGCTGTTGGCCGTGGTTGCGCTATCGGCCGTGGTCATGCCGTCCGGATAAACGGTTGTCGCGGCATTGTCGAGCAGCACGACGTGGACAGCGTCGATGAATCGGTGAAAGTCTCGAGCCAAGTGCGTGCCGTGAATCGACGCAGCATTGTGCACGCCAACGTTCGAGTCGAATGCTCGAATACCGTACGGAGCCACGGCTCCTTGATCGGTGCTGTAGGGGCCGCCGTATCGGAACAGAGTCAGGTCGGTCTGTTGCCCCTGAACGTTGATTGGAGTCGTGGAGATGGTGCCCGTGATGCGACGGCTTGCCAGCGTGTAGGTCGTATCGGTGAAGACCGGACGATTGAATTTGATCGTCTGGCCAGGCATCTTGTTGAAGTCGACCTTGGCCGCAATAACCTCCTGGAACATAGGCTCTGCCAGGATGAGCCGGTCTCGATCTGGCTGGATAAACGGAGCCCCAACTCCCACGATCGTCCGCCCCGGGAGTGGCAGACCGAGAGACGATTGCGGCACAAGGGAGACCTGCATCGCCGCTTGCCACAGGAGCCAGTAAAACATTTGGGGCTCTGGCTGGGTGAGCAGCAAGTTGTCAGTGATTTCGTAGAACTCTGAGGGCATCGTTGCCCTTGAATAAACGCCCATGATTATCTCCTTTCAGAGATGATGGTTGTTCGGTCGCCTATCGGGACAAGCCCGGCGCTGACCTGTTGGGAAATCTATTCCGTCTGCTTAGGCATCCCAAAGGCTGATGCAAGAGCGGCCGGCATCGGATCGTACACGTTTCGCAATCGATAAATCGCCCACAGGTCTGCAACCCCGAGTATCGGGATGGCCCACCACGGGACTGCAAGCGCAGCGATGATTCTCAATAGGATATCGCCTGCGATGATGAATCTTGGATTTCGGATCGGGAACACCGAGTGAACAATAAGAAATACGGACAGCGCTGCTGTCAACGACGGCGTCGATGCATGTGATTGGATCGCCAGCGTCAATGGCATTGGAGATACAATCATTAGTGACGCGAGCAATGAATGCATCGCTCCGTTGTTCTTCTTCTGGTACTCAGTATTCTTCGTTGATGTGAATCTTCTCAATAGGGGCACGAGCCTCGAGCGGAATATAAGTGCCAACGGCAACAGCACACCGGCCCCGGAGGCGGCAACCGATACACCCAGAATCTTTGGATCTCCACCGACAATAAGCCACATAGCGGCTATCGCCGGAAGAACCAGGATCGATGCTTCTCGAATCGAGATTAGAGATATCAGGCATGCTGTGAACCCATATGCGTTATGGCGGACCGCCATCCCAAGGAGGGCCATCGTGAGAACAGCGACCGGCGTATCCTGGAGCGCTCGTCGCCCGACCGTGACAGCAAGGGGAGACAGCGCTGTGAGCGCTACGACTCTCCAATCGAACCCGACTAGCGGAGCTACAGCCCACGCAGCAATAGGTCCCGAGACGACCAGAGCAACTGTCTGTAGAGCTCTTGGTCCGAATGGAAGGGTCCAGGATACAAGGAGGGCCCAGAGCCATCGCAAGGGAGTGGGGAGTGCTTCTCCGGCGTATCGGTCTGCGAGAGCTCGCATTCCTTTGACGAACCCTCTGTCTCTGATCGTATTTCCGAAGCGAACATATGTTGACTCGTCGGGGCCGAGGGCCCATACTTGACTCATGCAGACCATCCGAATAGCGGTCTGCCAAGCACAGACCGCTGAAAACTACCACCTAGCAACCACCTACCGTCGGCTCCCGATGGCTTGTCTCAAAAGCGTTGAGCAGAAGCTTTGCCCCGCCCTGAATGGCCACATATGCGAAGTTCTCGGGGCCGCAATGGCTCATGAGTCATGCACGTGTGACCCGTTTTCGTGCGCTCTATGATAGACTCGTCGAACGTTTGAGACGGGCTGTCGGCATGGTGCCGCCTGCTCGTCTCGAACGACTATGCTGCCTTCGGCACGGTGGGGGGAGCGTTTAGCATCTCTATGTTCTCGATGGCGCGAGCGCGATCTGCCTCCGGAAGGCTCTTCACCTGGACCAACCGGGTGAGTATTTCCTTTGCCTCTTCGCCTCGACCTTGCCGAGCGAGAGCGCCGGCGAGCTCGTCTGCCGCCCGCCATTGGTAGAGCGACTCGTTGACGAGCAGAACATCCGGCGGGCGCTTGATGCGCAGGGCTGCACGGGCGTAGACCTCCGCCATGGCGTGCATGCCTAGGTCGCGATAGAGCAGACATAGCTCGAAGAGCGGCTCTGCCCGCTGGGGCCTGAACTCGAATGCCCTCCGCCATGCGGCGGCGACATCATCGATATGGTCGCCCCTCTTGTGGCGTATTATCGCCATGTGAACGTAGCAGGAGAAAACCTCCTCCTCCCACCCGCCCATGCCGGCGCATCGTTCGTAGGCCTTGTAGGCCTTATCAAGTTCGTTCAGCCCAAGAAGGCTCTGAGCCAAGTAGAAGACCCATCGGCCCTCGGTCGGGCGCTCTTTGATCATCTTCTCGAGTTGCTTGATGTCGCCCTTGAACTTGGTTCGCCGCCCGTCATCCTGGTTCCGTCCACCGTCGCAATAGCTCACGATGTGAGCGCCAGAGATGCCAGCTCGTACGACCTGCTCAGGAGGGTCTGGGCACTCAAGATACTCGTGGACTCGACCCACCCATTGCCACGTTCGCGCTGACATCTTGATGAGAAATGTCCTCGACCACATCTCGTCGGTGCCTGGCAGACACAACTGAATGCCATAGAGTTCAGCTGTGAGTTTCTCAGCCATCGGGAACCCTTCGGGCCACACGAGCTCTTCATCGGCGTCAATGAACATGGCATAATCGGCCCCGGTCTCGTTCGCGAGTTCGAGAGCCTGGTTCCGACCAGTGGCGAAGTCCTCCCAATTGCGCTCGATCAACTGTCCGGGAATGCCGGATAGTTCAGCGCGAATGATGTCCTGCGTTCCGTCCGTCGAGCCTGTGTCAACGATGGCCCAATGGGTGATGTATGCTTTGACCGAGGCGAGGCATCGCTTGATGACTCTCGCCTCGTTTTTTACGATCATGCTTAGGCAGATCGTGGTCATCGCTTGCCACCCTTCGGGGCTGATTGCACTGGGGGGAGTTGTCGAGGTGAAGCTGACTGGTTGGCGTTCAGAGCGATTCTCTTGGCTGCGGCGGCCTGGCAATGTTTCCGGGCAATCTCCGCCCCGTCTCGCCCGAGAAGCTTCGTCAACTCAACGCGAAGCTTCTCGATGCGGACCATGGTTGATATCGCCTCTTCAAAAATGTCTGGCCGCTTTTCTTCCAAGAACGTCTTGATGTCATTGGCCTGCTTGTCGATCGTGGCATCGACAGTCCACAGGCATCCATCGGCCGGCGTCGGCTTATCCATTGTGCTCTCTTTCGCCCGAACAACGCCCGGCGGCGGCGACATTGGATTAGGTGTAGCGCCTAAGCCCTACGAATCTATCTTAGGACTCGTATCCAACAACAAGAAGACCGAGACCGTTGAGCTGCCCAGCGGCAGTAGCGGCGCAGGTGGGGTCCGGCTGGCAGACTTGAATGGTCAGAGTGCCGCTCGAATTGGTGATGGTGAGCGAGCAATAGCATGGGTTCCCCGAGATATCGACCACTGGTTGCCCGCCGATTGCACCGATGTAGTTGAACGTCTTGCCGTTCTTTCTATTCTCCTGGATGCGAGCGGGAACGCCGGTAATCACGACTGTGTCGCTATTGGCAAGAGTCGTCGTAGTGTCGATAGCGAGCTCATATACCTTTCGGGCCCCGGTCGACCGAGAGCCCGAAAGCAGGTTGACGCCTCGAACATATCCACTGTATGCGGTCATTGTGTTTTCTCCATGCTCGGCCTGCTCGGTCGGGCTGTGTCGAGTTTTCGAATCACCGCCGTGGGCTTGCGCCTGGCGGCTGTGATGAGCTGGGTGAGCTCGCGAAGTTCTCGCTCCAATCTGGCGTGTGTGCGGAGCTCGGCGCGTATCTCTTTGGTACGCGCGATGGCCATCTTGACGATGTCTTTTAGGGTCGGAGGCTTCGTTGGGGCCTGGGCTGTCCCAATGATTCCCATCATATGAACAAGCTGTATGACGGATACCGATGGCTTAGGAGTCTGCTGAATTTGTGCCTGCCCGACGGCGGGGCGAAACTCAATCATGGCATCCGGGTTGATACCATCCGGGATGTCGACAGCTCCCAGCCCGCTCACAAGACCGAATGGCGTAAACTGGAATGCCTCACCCATCAGATATACACGCGGACTTTCGTCACACTCGTGCCGCTTGCAATGATGGCAAGAACCTGAACGGGGCCGATCTTATCGCCATCGAGAAGTCCGGTGAGCGTTCGGTTCGTGGGGCTGGCGGCCGCTTGCCCGCCTCGTGTTTTGAGGACGATGGCCCCGCTCCCAGCGGTGACGATATCGATGCGCCTCACGGGTTGCCCGAACAGCGCAACGAAATTGATATCAGCCCCGAAGCTCGAATACTCGATAACGTCATCGCCGGGCTGTATCGAGTCGGCCTTGTATCTCTGATTGAATGTGGTCATTTGACTGGTCCAAAAATCTCGGGGTGAGCGGCAGCAATCTTCGCCGCCTCGAACGGGTTACGCTCTCGAGCGGAGTTGTATTCAGATCTCCAGTCGGGGCTTGCTGGTGGAGTCCCCCCGGCAGGAGCCGACGGAGGGGGAGACGTGGTTGCGGGAGCGACTACCGGGGCGGCGGGCGTTCCCGGTACCGGTGCCGTGGCTGTTGAACCGGCGGCTGCCGCAGTGGCGGCTGCCGCAGTGGCTGCTTGCTGCTGCTGCTGCGAGACCGAGAGAAGGGGCTGCGACCAGCCAGCGTGTTTTTGCATCGCTCCGATGGCCTTGAGCTGCGCCGCGGGGTCCTCTCCAACTCCCGGAAGCTCCTTGATGAGAGCCTGCTGCTCCGGGGTCAGGACGGCCATCTGTCGGGCCGCATGCTCGACAATGGTCGTGCGCATCTGCTCTGCCTGCGTGCGGACCTCGGGGAGTTGTTGAGAGGCCTGGATGGCATTCCTGGCCGCGCCCAGGTCGGTTACTCCGAGCTCTTGCAGGATGCGGTTTCGCTCCGTGGTTCGCGCCTGCTCTAGTCGCTGAGGGAGCCATCCGGGCTCGCCAACTGCCGTGGAGGTGGCTGTGACAGCCGGGGCCGGGGCGGCGGCGGGAGCTGGAGTTGCTGGTTCAGCCGCAAGAGGTACCGCGCCGGCATCCGTTGCCGTGGCAGTTGCCGGAGCTGGAGACCCTTCGTTGAAGAAAGCCCTAGCAGCAAACGCAAATACACCACGACCGAATCGACTTCGCATGGTCAATCTCTCTCTCGCCCGTTGACGCCCGGCGACGGCTATTCGACTTCTTTGACTATGGATCGAGCAGCATCGATGACTCGATGCATTGCGCTATCTCTATGAGCTTGTTTCTGCTTTGAATCGGCAGTTACGATCGATGCTTGATACAGCTCCAGGCAATGCCCGAGAATTCGCGCCCCACGATTCTCTGATTGAATGTTGGCCTCTTCATCTACCAAGCGATTCATACAACCTCGAATGTGTCAATGCATCGACAATGGGCATGCACGCTACCGGGTAGTTGCCCATCATATGTGCCACCCAGGTTCGTCTTCCGTCCGTTGAGTCCCTTGCAGATTTCGCACGCGTCCAGCTGCGCGTCCCAAATCTGAACGAGCTTCGAGAGTGGTATCAGCGCCGCTTCAACGGCCGTAGCTACGATGGTTCGTCGGGCCGTTGTGAACTCGACCGCATTCTCTGTAGTGGCGATCCTATCGAGTCTATACTCGTTATCTATGATGGCTTGTTGAGTCGAGCTACCGACCTTCGACTTTTTGAATGCTCTATCGTACGAGAGACCCACCGCAGATGCCCGGCGTGAAATCAACGAGACCGGCTCGGCGATTTCAACGTCCGGCATGTCGGCGTCGAGCTTCTCTCCTATCCAGTCGATGTCCTTTCGGCCGGAGTCGATACCATCGTTCCACGAGTCGAGGGCGCCGAGTGCCGTGCTCTTCGCAACAGCCTCTGCCAGGCTCGAGTTACCCGGATGAAGAGCCCACAGACGCACTGCCACCCGGAGTCTTCTTGCGATTCTCGCCTCCGCCAGCAGCATGTTTGCCTGCGCCGCTCTTGTTTCCAGCTCTCCCATTGGTGCCGTTCGCTAGCTCATGCATCGTGCCCATGAGCTCTTGTTCTTGCTCCATTGCTTCTTGCTTCTCTTCTTCCAAAGTCTCGAGAGCCTGATCGACATTCTCGATACCGAAGATCTGCTTGACCTTCTGCACAGCCATCCGGCGAGTGATGAACCCGCCTTTGAGCGCCACGTCGGTCGTGTTCACGGTGTTGGCCTCGTCCTCGGGGTCCTCGTCTTCGTACGAGCCCCACACGAGCCGCAGGTCTGGGTCATCCTTCTCGAATTTCTGAAGAATCGGCATGACCTTTTTGAGGCCTGGAATTCGAAGCGCTCCGGCGCCGCGCGCGGCAAGGATTCGAGCAATGCGAAGCAGCATGAGGACGCCCGGGATAATGCACTCGTCTCCGAAGTCATCACGGATGCTGTTGCAGCGATTGATCTCGCGCTTGCGGAGGGCGGTCAGGGCCTTTCCGCTGATTGCGCGGATGCCCTTTATCGACTCGGGGTCGAGAGGAACGTACGCGAGCAATTCGCAGAGCTTGATGCGGAGGTCCCCCGCATGATCCATGGTCGCCTTGACCGCGTCGCCAGGGAGACAATGCATCTCCACCTTGGTGTTCGGATCAGGGTACTGCCAGACCTGGCCGGGTCCCTTTTTGCGTGCTGGGAGCTGCGATCCTGGCTCCAGGAATGAACCCGTTCTCGGGTTGTTGGGGCCTATATCGCCGCCCTTCACCGAACTCTGGATGGCAACCCGGGCGGGGGTGGAACAGGGATTGTAGCCGGGCACAACGCCGTGCTCCGTCCACTGCGGGTCGGCCCCGAACATAACGGCGCGGTGGCGCTGTGAGAGCGCCTGATCAAGAGCTCGTATCTCGTCTTCCTTGCCGTCATGCACCGCGTTGCCGTCGATGTTGTTGACGGTCGACACGCCGCGCATGAACGCGTACCAGATGACGGGGCAGATACCGAGCCCATGCGCTACGGTCAGCTCCGGGTTCTTGCGCCAGTCGTCAGGCTTCGGGTCTTTACCACTCTCCTGTGCGTCGACCGGGAAGTAGGTAGCGTCCTCCGTCTCATCAATCACACGACGGTAGATCTTGGTGCGTACTTTCCAGCGCCCGTTTTCCTTGTAGGGGTCCAAGTAGGGGTAGCGAATTTCGAGGCGCGTACACCGACGTTGCTTGTCAAACGTAGGCTCGCACCACTTCGCCTTCGTGGTCTCGGCAAACAGTCGGCCCTCTCGGGCGCCAAAGAGCAGAACCGCAGAGCTTGAGCCTTGTGCTTGTTCGATCGTGTCACGAAGCACCTTGTCGAGTTTCGATTGCTCAATTGCTTTCTGGATGAATCGATCGAGAATTCGGGACGCGTCCTCGCCGAGGCCGAGCTCTTTATCGAAATCTTCATCGTCCTCATCTGGCGAAGAGGTGATTGCCGGGAAGTGGCCCTCTCCAACAACGAGGTCCTTCTTGCTGTCGATGCTACCCTTGGTAAGCAGATAAACGATGCACGGCGCGCGCTCCCACAGCGAGACGGCCTCGTCAAACCAGTCCTTGAGCCCTTCGTACTGTCGCCCCTCGACCCAACGTTCCAGATTGTCGATGTAGCGAAAGCGCGGGCTAGTATTCGCCTCGAATGCGCGCAGCGCGGTTTCGCTTCCTTCGAGACGGGAGTAGTCCACTTATTACCTCAATATGAATCTAGGACGCTTGATGCCATCTGGCCAAACGACTTCCTCGTTCCACACTGAAAGCGGCCTGACATACGTCTCGTCATCGTCCTGGCTGATCGAGCAATATACGACCATTCGATCTTTGGTTTCCGTGTTTAATGCTAGCGCCGTGACTAAATATTGACAGCCCTTATAATGCACGTACGGCTGGTTATATCTAATCATACCGTCGTCTTTGCTTGGGCTCGATGCGTTGGTAGTTGCATTACGCGAACCATTCGAGCAACCTCTTCAGTCCATCGATTGTCTTTTCCGTGTGCTGCGCCTGCGCATACGGCAGGGGCCACATTCCAGTTTACTGAGTAGTAATCGAAGTGAGCCCAGCAATCCCCACGATCGTACATGCGACGCAGTGACTCGTTGCTTAACACATTGGCCATTATGTCACTATGTGCACACGGCACTACGTCGTCTTGCAGACGAATCCGCTGGCTGGTAGTGGTGTGCAGTTGTTCGCGAGAGAACTACTGGACCCTAGAGTGGTATCTCTGCTGGCAGCTCTCAAAAAGCTCGAGGACGTAGTGCTCGCGCCAGACGAGGAGTGCTGATAGACTCAGGGGGCCGAACGGGAGCCGGGCCGGCATGGTGCTGATCCGGCTCCTGTGTTAGGTTGGGGGCAAGGTACGGCGGAGGCGATGCTTCGGCTAGCCGTCACCCGAAGCCCGGTTCGCAGAATGGTGCGGCCGGGCTTTTGGTTGTTTTGCGGCTAAGATAATCGCAGCGCTACGCCGCATCGATGCGGGAAACTGGCTAAAAGTGGCTACAGCAGCCAAGCTCGAGCACTATTCGCCGGCGATAAGGATAGAGAAAACTTATCAGTCGATGTCGGGCCCGCCCTCGTTTCGCTCGAGCGAACTGGTGGTGTAATCCAGTGGCATCAAACCATACAGTACACGGTATGTTGTACAGTTTAGGTGTCGAGCCCCCACAGAAAACGGGCCGGACGCCTCGCTGCTTCGCCTGGACATGCGATGCCTCCACCTCTTTGATTTCTATAGCGGCCGTCTTGTATCCATCCGCATAGTCGAGACCCACCTGCGCCCCATCACGTGGTGGCGCAGGCTCACGGATATTCACTACGACCATGTCAGGTATCTTCATTTCGTCACAAATTGGTCTGCCGGGGCCGGGATGGTGTCGTGCCGCTCGTGGCATTTGACTCGGGCTATCGTTCCTCCGCACAGGCGTCCGTGGGAGTTGTGCTCGTGTCGCTGACCGATGCACTGGCCACCGAAGTCTCGCCCGCACCGGTCGCACTCGGATGTCGTTGGGTCGGGGACCATTTCGTAATCGTTGCGCAAGAACGCTAGGAACTTGCGATTGCAGATGGTGATGTCCTTGCCGTCAATCTCGACGCGCACCGGTGAGCCAACATCTCCCTCCATGCAGAGGTCATAGAACTCGCTCGTGAAGCCAGATGGCGGAAGCCTATCAATGATGGCCTTGAACCGATTCAGCTCATCTAGCGACAACACCTCGCGCTTGAACTCGGCGATCGAGTCACGGAGTTCGCGAATGCGTCGTTTCTCGCCAGAGAACAGCATGATTCATCCAAGCGTTGTTCTGCAGTTTGGCGACTTGCCGAACCGGCCAAAACAGACATAGCGCAGTGCGTCCATCGAGTGATTGTTCTTATCCTCTATGTCCTCACCGAAGGTTCCGTCTGGCTGCTTCTTTCGTCGATAGAGTCCGAACTCTCGAATCGTGTTTCTGCATTTGCTCGACACGAACATGCGCGCCCAGGGTCCATTCTCGGTGGTGCGTTTGAAAAGCATATCTGCAACGCGAGACACACCGGACAACAGAGCGTTCACGGGGCTTTCAGAGCGCCCCATATCGAGACCCAGATTGCGTAGCTCGTTGATTCGGTCAGGCCGGCTCGGGTCTGGCCAGAAAGTGGCGTAGCCCCATTCGGAGGCTCTCTCGTTCCAAACGTGATTGGGTACCATCGATTCGTAGCGCTCATCCAGCACCCACAGCACAGCGTCCTCGCCGTGGCCCTGCACTCCGCACAGCAGCAGCACGCCAGGGTCGACCCATCCGTAGTCCATCCCGACGTGGAACTCGGCAAACGATGTCATTGGCGGCACCAGCCGCTCGTCTACGACGTGGAATTCCTCGTCTAACGGGTAGACAAGACCTTCGCCTGCGTCTGCGTCTGCCTCCCACTCTCGAGCGAATGTGGCTGGTGGGGTGGTGGCCTTCGCTTTTGCCACCGCGTCTTCGGAGACTATTTCGGGAGTGTCCCTGTAGGTTGCATGGACAGCGTAGATGGTCTTGATGGCCTTTGCCGCGTTCTCGTCGATGTCGTCCGGGGTGTCTTCGCCGTCCCGCAATCGGTCTCCCAACCGACCATTGGACAGCGTGCGCCACCAGATGCCATGCCGGCCCCGCGTTGGCGTCCCTCCCACAAGCTCAATGCCGAGCGACCATGGTTCGCTGAGCCACGGCACCGCAACCGAGTCGTAGACATCGGCATCAATGTCGTCGTACTCGTCTGCATCCAGGAGGTCGGTTCGCATCCCGCGGGCTGTGCGCGCCGAATAGGCAGCCGCCGGGAAGGGTCGGATAACACTTCCCCCTGGAAATCGTATCTGCCCTGTCGACCCATCGAGTCGTGCCCCGAGCCAGCCCCACTTCGCCCCTGGACCATGTAGCTCCTCGAGAATGCCTCCCCAGTGAATGTCCTTCCACTGTTTCAAGGTAGGGCACAGCGTCGTGATGCGCACTCCACGGAACGGGTCGGGCGCCTCCGTGCGCAGCTTGTGCTCGTAGAGGGCAACGAGAATCCACCAGATTTGCCGATGGAACCAGGACTTCCCAACACCTCGGCCCCACGCGGTCATGACGGTTCGCTTGCGTTGTGGGTTGCCGTCGTCGTCGAAGAGGAGCCGATACGCTTTGCGCTGTGGAGCGTTGAGG